TGATAGGGAACTATCGCACTAGTAGGTAATGCTTTTGGTTTTGGTCCAACATCAACCGAATCAAATTTTAATTTAGACGGATCGATTACACCAGTCCTTACATTCTGTCGTACTTCAGATGCAGTTCTTTTCTTAAAAGCATCTGCAGATATTTTTGTCTTTCTTGCTTTAAACTTAGGGTCTGCTGCTTTTCTTTGCTTTCTTACTTTTACTACTTCTTGCTGAAGGATGGTAGATCTCTCATCACCCGCACCCTTCGTTTGAAACTGAATAGTTGCAATCGCCTCTTTTAACGCACTAAGATAATCCTCCTCTTCGGAGAGATTATCCAGGTCTACACCCATCTCTAAGAGTATTTCTATTGGATCGGTAGTAGTCCTAGATGCCATTCGCTTGCTGATGCTTTAACTTTTCTTCTTCAAGATGTTGTTGTAATAAAGCGACGTAGATATCACGTTCCCATGGTATCATATTTTCAATCTCCGTTAATGAGTATTTATGATACTGAATCAGCGAAAAATTTAACCTGAGGTATGATTCAAGGTTCATATGAACCATGCCTACGCGAAAAAAGACGCTAATCCCTCAAGTACAACATCACTCTTAACTTTAGTAGCAGGGTTAGTCACAGAAACAGTGTGCGATAACTTAGGCATTGTCTCAAAGAACTTCTCAATACCTTTAAACTGAGACGAGTTCATAGACTCAAGGAACTCATTGATTTCTTTCTTGGTACAATCTCCTGCTGCCCACACCTCTTCTTCACTACAAATAGATTCAATACAAGATGCAATCAAATCAAATGATTGGTCCATCGCATTCTTATCTTCAAAGTCAAAGTTGTTTTTGATAAATTGTTCCAAAGAAGGATACTTCATTACCATCATCAAGTCATCACCAATCTTAATCTTATTGTCATGTTCTTCATCTTTCTGAATTTTAATGTCGTCAATATTGATTGAGACAGGAACTTCAGTTTCACCATCATCAGGACAAACAATATTGAGTTCAATCTCTTCACCAACCGACTTACCACGAATGTTTAGGAAGAGGAATTCAATATCAAATGTAGGGAGTTGTTCTACTTTGATACCTTTTGTCTTAATACAGTTCTTAATAACACCTTTGATGGCAGTAGTAATCTGTTTAGTATCTTCACTCTCCAGAGCAATGACTAAAATCTTTTCCTCTTTTACAAGGAAAGGTCTGTATTGAATTGGTTCTCCTGTCGATGGCAACTCAAGTTCATATGTTGGTGTAGCAATCTTTGGTAAAGGCATAATATCCTATAGAGTTTTTCAGTGTGATTATTTAGTGGGGTTAGGCAACTGTTTCGGTAAAAGGATTACTGCCAGATCCATCAAGAAAATCTCCAAAATTAGTAGAGTTCTGATTATTATCTCCAAAGTTGTTATAATATTCGTCGGAATTTAGAACTGACTGAATTTTTTGTACTGGAGATGCTGCTGGGGGTGTTAATGGTGGAGAATCTGAAGCAATGTTAGAACTACTAGACCTTCTAACAGTATAGCGAATATAATTCATGGACACGGTACACTTCAAAAGATTTGCTGCCTCATAAGAGACTGGCATTGAATTAATTGATATTGGGAATGACCTGTAAAATTCATACTCTAGATATTGTCCAGTGGGATTCCATTGAGGATTGGATAGTGGACTGTTAGCCTTTTTCCCAAAGTCTTTCTCAAACTTATACACCTTGAGTCCTCTATCAGCAGTATAATCATCTGCATAATTCATTCTATAGTAATAGTTTTTACTGCCAAGGGTGTTGCGATCAGCAGATACAAAGTCTCCAGTGGTTCCTGCTCCAGTTATAAAATCAATCCAAGTCTCAAAGAATATGATAGGTAGATAATTTTCCACATCAACATAAAAAGTAAAGTCAATTCTATCATCAAAGAATCTTCTATGTGCGTGCCTTTCAGTCACACCCGTATGATCATTATTAATCTCCATAGTCGCAATACTAGATCCTGGTAGAACTGCCTCAGAGCAGAGTAAGTTCAAGGTTTCTTGACTAGTACCAAATGTCATACCAGCAGAATTAAGTTTCTGAGTGAAAGCATCAGCTCCCGTTGCTCCCCCAGAGGGTAAAGCAAACTCCACTAGAAAATGCGATGTTATTGATGGTCTTAGTATTGATGATTTGATATCATCAACTGTTTTTACGCTAGGCATCTATAAATAGTTTTTTACCTTATATACTATGTATGGGAGAAAGCATAAAAAGTAAATACAAACCTTCGCATCCAAAGAAATATAAAGGTAATGTTGAAAATATCATCTGCCGTAGTAGTTGGGAGCGAAAGTTTTGTCGTTACTGTGATCTAAACGAAAATATTCTTGAGTGGGGTAGTGAGGAGTTTTACATTCCATATGTATCTCCAGTCGATCGACGAGTTCATAAGTATTACCCAGACTTTATTATTAAAGTCAAGGAGAGTACAGGCACAATTAAAACTTACGTGGTAGAAGTAAAACCAAAAAGAGAAACTCTACCACCAGTGCCAGGTAAAAAGCAAAAGAAAACTTTGATACGTGAGTGTACAACCTATGCAGTCAACCAAGCAAAATGGAAAGCTGCTGTTGAGTTCTGTGCTGATAGAAGAATTGAATTCAAAATAATCACAGAGAAAGAACTCGGAATCAGATGAACCGTATCGAACCCATACTCACAAAATTAAACGAGACCATGGACACTGAGGATCAGATGATACTGATCATGGATGCTCTCAATGATACCGTTACTCCTGTCCCGGATCCTGGAACTCTCTGCACATTTTTATACCAAGCAAAAACTCCCAGAATAAGATACGATCAGCATCCTTTAGTCCTGGTAACAGAACTATTCCAATGGGGATTCCGTGGGTTTAACTTTCATTGGAGAAAGTATAGACAGTATACCTGGGATGAAATTAATGGTCAAGTTTATATTGTACAGAGAGATGAACTTGATGAGTTAAACTCCATACAATATGGAAAATTTGTGCTAAATAGATAAAAAAGATAGTGCGTAATGGCCGATACATACGGAGGAGAAGAGAATCAATTTCCGTCCCCAGTAGATCCTGGAAAAAAATTATATGTGGTTGTAGACGCAAAGACCGGTGAAGCAACCTACTACGAAGACAAAGGAATATTTCCGTCCATTAAACTTGGAACAAAGAAACCAGGTGAAGATTTTGAATTCACCGATGCTGCTCTCTTCTCAATACCTCCAGTATTTAATAAAGAGCAAGCAAAAGAATTTTTAAATGATGATAATCAAAAGAAACTAGTCCAAGAAGCAAAAAATGCTGCTAATAATGCACAGAAAAAATTAGGCGTTGATGATGCAACTGCAAAACTCAGAACAGAAGAGTTGATGGATCCAGATCGCACAACAGCGTTAACAGATCCAAATCAATCTGAAGAAGATTCTGCGGCGCAAGCAGCACAACAAGGTTTAGATAAAGTAAATCAAGAGGCAGAAGAGTTAATAAACAGTGAAGCTGCTAAGGCAAGAACTAATACAAGAAAAGGTCCTGGATCTTTTGGTGACCATAGTTACCCATTAGATAGAAATCAATCTCAAGACTTTATGAAGTTTACTCTTTTAGAGTATAAACCAAAGAAAGTTGGTGGTGGTGCTAGCGGTGGAGGATTTGGTTTTGCTGATCGCGATAGAGTAGGACCAAACGGAAAACCAGCTGGTAGAACTATACTCGGATCCGTAAGTTTGCCCATACCAGGTGGTATCAAAGATGAAAATGGTTGCGATTGGGCAGGCAATACGATGGATGAGGTGGCAATTCAAGCAGGAGCTTTAGCAAGAGGTGCGCTTGGAGCAAGTGGTGAAGGTGGAGCAGGTGCGGCAGAAGCAATCGTAGGAAGATTGGGAGATAATTCCGATGTAGTGAAAAAAGCAATCAAAGAAACTTTTGCTGGAAAAGCAGTTGGAGTTAAAAATTTAATGACCAGATCAACTGGTATGATTTTTAATCCCAACCTTGAATTATTATTTGATAAACCTGTTCTTAGAGGATTTCAATTTAGTTTTGACCTCATACCCAGAAGTCAGAAAGAAGCAGAAGAAGTTGTTAAAATTATTAAATTCTTTAAGCAGGGGATGGCAGCAATTAGATCAGAATCAAATCTATTTTTACTATCTCCACATGTATTCCAAGTTCATTATGTTCTTAATGGTGACGGAAGCAAAGATCACCCCTACATAGGAAAGATGAAAGAGTGTGCGATGACAAACTTCAATGTTGATTACACTCCTCAAGCAAATTATTCAACACTTAAAGATGGTTTTATGACTGCATATAAAATATCAATGCAGATGAAAGAACTTGAACCAATATTTAATGACAACTACGATGAAAATGGAAGTAGTAGTACACCAGGCGTTCCAGCACTGATAGGTTTCTAAGATGTCAAATTACTTCAGCAAAGTTCCTAATCTCGATTATGTTAGCAGACTTCCCGATGCTAACATATCAGATTATATTCCAGTAAAAAATTTATTTAAAAAGGGTGGTCTTAGAGAAGACATATTTCAAGACTTGACAGTGTTCACTAAGTATCAAGTTGAAGGTGATGATAGACCTGATAACGTTGCATTCAAAGTGTACGGTGAATCTAATCTTGATTGGTTAGTGTTAGCAGCAAATAATATCATTAACATTCAAACAGAATGGCCAATGACTCAATACAATTTTGATCAATACTTATTAGATAAGTATGGAACTTACGATAAAATTAATGACACTCATCATTACGAAACTATTGAGATAAAAGATAGTACTGGAGTAGCCATCTTAAAGGGAGGTCTTAACGTCCCTTCCGATTTCAATTTCAAATATCAAGATAACTCTACTGCATACTCAACCAATCCAGTAAAAGAAGTAACTAATCTTGATTACGAAAATGATATTCAAACAGAAAGAAGAAATATTTGGGTTCTGAAAGGAAGGTATTTAAATATTGCTCTTGATGACCTAGAGGTTATCATGACATACAAAAAAGGATCCAGTCAGTATGTGACTGAATCCATGAAGCGTGGGGATAATATTAGATTATTTCAGTAGATTAATATATGCTGCGATAACCAATAAGGTTAAGCACAACTGATTATATCTCATCACTCTTCAGCAAGTTTCTGGAAGTAGGACAGAGCATCATCTTCATCAGAGTCAGCAGACTTTGTTGGAGTGATGTCAGGTGCATTGAAGTCAGCAGCAGGAGGCTTGCTTGATTCAAAGTTAGGAGAGAAA